TGGTAATACTTTCTTGTCGTATACCATTTTATATACCTCCTCTATCTCATCTTTGATATGGGGGTACTTACGTTGGTGCATTTCTTTGTTTCTTGTTACCAACTCTTCCCAAGTCTCTCTCCTGTTCAATTCAGGTTGAAACTTAGCGTATTTCATAAAGACAGTAATGTCACTTAATATTTTTTGCGAAATATCCATTTTATACAAATTTAATAATTTATTTTAAGATTCTTGTTGTTCTTTCAACTTTTTTTTCTCTAACAGTTCTTTAATCCTGTTTCTGTTTTTTTCTTCTTTTTGTTCCTCATGTCCAAGGAATGTAACACTTTGTTCTGTGTCAATTTCCAACATACCATTATCGAACTTACAATTTTCGAAAATAATTCCATCTTTTCCAATTCTAGACTTTGTAATCGCTATCGTTGCTAAATTCATTTCTTTTTGTTGAAGTGATTTAGCGACTGTAATAATTACGTGTCCTACTTGTGCCTTTTTAATAGAACCACCCATTTGATCAGTGGTTACAACTTCTGACGATATTGAATTTCTATTACCTTGTGTTGCCGTCCATCCAGCAATATCCAACTCATGACACATCGCCTCAAATCCTCGCATTACCGATCCTTCACTCTTCCATTCATCACCTAACATCTTGTCGGGAACTACACAGTCTATATAATCTAAAATAATCATATCTACTTTTATACCTTCAGCCATCATCTTTCTTACTTGATTTTTAATCTGATTCATAGTTACTGTATCGGATGGTAATTTTTTCAATATCAATTTGTTTTTTCTAGATGATTGAATTTCTTTTACTCTTTCCATCACGTCTTTTCTATTTTCAGAAAGATCGTCAGGATGTATTCCTGTCCAAAGTGTAAAGTGTTTTCTTTGGATAATTTTTGGGTTATCTTCAAAAAATATCTGAAGAACGTTATACCCTAAGTTAAATGCGTGGTTAGCAATTTTAGTTGTAAATGTGGATTTACCAACACCTGTTGGTGCTAATATTACACCGATTTCGCCCTTAGCTAAACCACCTTTTAAAAGGTTGTCTATTCCGGGTACTCCAATTGGAATTGGGTGTCTATAATCGTCATCCAATACCTCGTCAAGATTAAAAAATACATCTGTTGTTCCCTTATCAACTTCTCCAACTTGAAGTGCTCCCCTAACCATTTCTTCTAACTTATCATAACTCTCGAAATCACCTTTATCGATGATTGATTGAGCTTTAGTCATTACTTTTTGGAGTTCTTGTTGTTTACAGAATTTAAGAGATTTTTCTTGAACAAATATTGAACCTTCATCAGAAACGTTCTTAACCTGATCTAATGTGTCTAAAATACTCTTTTGAGCCATCGGAGAACTAATTTCTGATTTTGTTAATTGTTCGAGAGTATCAAATGTCGGCGTGTGTTCATACTTTGAATAATATTCTTTAATCATCTGGCAGATAATCTTAAAATATTGGTTATCAAAGTAGTGTGGTTCAATAACTTCAATGATGGAATTAGAAAAATCTTTGTAAATAATAATGTTGTTTAATAATTGAATTTGAAAAGTATTTCCTAAGTATCCGAAGTTCTTTTTGTCTGACATATTGATGTGATTTTGTTCCTTGTTTTAATAAATATTGTTAAGCCAACGAATAGTTCATCATCTGAAAAGATAAATTTTTCTCTGATAAAATGTCAGTTAATTCTCTTAAAATGTTTTTTATGTCTGGACGTACATCCAGGGTATATCTTACCTTAGGTGGATATAATTTTGCATCCATTATTCTATGACAAATTGTCTCATTTCCCACCTTTAATATAATGTTAAATATTTCAGGTCCATCCGTGTTTGATGTTTCCAGTATAGATTGATCCTCTTCAATTTGGAATCTATTTTCTAACATGTATACCACACACTTATTTCTAAGTTTTGTTTGTAAGACATTAGATAGAGACCTAACATAGTCATACAATTCAACACTGTTTTTAACTTTAGGATTATATCCTTTTACGTTAAAAAATCTTTGTACTACAAAGTTGTTGTTCAATGTGATAAGGAATTCAACTTTTGTTACATCATTTTGTTCTTTCATAATTTTACTTTTTTGTTTTAAACTTTGTTTTTTCTTTTCTTGTTAACTTTAAAAATGGTTTTAAAAAATAAACCCATTGCTCATCTCCTTTAGGTAGATACTTAAATAACCCATCATCCATCATCATTCTAATTAAGTTCTTATATCCTCTTCCATCTGGATCCAACGACTCTGAGTAATATAACTCAACTAATTCTTTTCCTTCCTCGTTTATTAATGGTTCTGACAAATCTACAATTTTTTTATTTATTTCGAAGAATTCATCACCAAAAATACCTTCTTTAGTTTTACCTGTTAAAAGATTTTTCAATACAGTGTTATCTTTTTGTTCTTTTAAAAGTTGTTCACCTTTTTGTAAAATATCATAAAAACTAACTTCTTTATCAAGTATCTCAGGAAAAAGTTTAACTAATGTTTTTTCACCTAAATAAAATATACCATCAATATTATCTGATTTATCACCTGATATGATTTTATAAGTTTTAACATTATAATGTGGTATTTCTATTTCGTGTAATTTTATTTTATCTCCTTTTTTATAAAATTTTTTAGTATTTGGAGAATATATTGTTACATCGTCGGATATTAGTTGGGTTAAATCTCTATCACCGCTAAATATGGTTTTAGATTCGTCTTTAGATATTTTACAATAATATGCAATGAGATCATCGGCTTCAGAGTTTTCAAATTCAACTTGTCTAACAAACATTTCTTCCAAGTACTGTTTTACTCTTTGTTTTTGTTTGCTAAATGATTCTTCTTTAAAATCCTCTGTAACCCCTTTTCGGTTAAGTTTGTATTTTGGGTAGATTAATCTCCGTTGGGATGTTGAGGTTTCTCCGTCCCAAAATACAACTACCTTGTTGAAGTTTTCTTCGTCTATAAACTTTCGTAATGTATTAAGGAAATGCCAAATACCACCTACGTGTTCAGTTCCGTTAAAATAATCTTTAACTCCGTGAAAACCAATTTTTAATAAATTATTCCCGTCAACTAATAGGGTTTTTGTCATTTCTGTAATCTTACAGGGTTTTTACTCAACTTCTTCTTTTTCTGCTTTTAATTCGAATTCACCGTCAACACCGATGATTTCTTTCCAATATTCGGCATATTCTTTTTTGTACTGTTCTATAGATGCCTTTTCTTCGGTAGTATCTTTACCAGGTAAAAAACCATGTGGTGTTACAATAATTTTACCGTCCTCAAACCCTAATCCGTTAATATGGTTTTTAAGTACCGAAACTTTGGTTCTAGATGCGAACTTAACAGTCCTTTTATCTTTTGTTGCCGTTATTTTAGTTGTACCAGCACCTTTCTGATTTCCAAATAAGAAAACTAATGATGAGTTTAACCAAATTGCCTCACCACCTTTTGCTTTGATTTTTGGTTGTCCAAATGGATTGTCAGGTAGTTCAACCCATGGTTGGTTTACAATGATAAGTGTATTTTCATATTTAGAGTCCGCCTTTCTCGATCCTGAAATTCTTTGGTTGATTCCCATACCTATTTTATCAGCTAATACACTTGCGTTATGTTGTTTACCACCTTTACCGTCATAAGTCATTTTACATGGAACAGAACCAACAGAATCCCACATAATACATAATGAATAATCTAACTCTCCTTTTTCTTGTGCGTCTAATAACTCATTTATGTAGTCTGTAATTTGTTCTATGTAGTCAAAATTATTATTAAATAAAAAGAAACCATCCCAACCAATTTCACCTGTTTCTTCATCAACAACTTCTTCACACTCTAATCCCATTAGTTTAGAATGTTCAAAAGACCACTTTTGTTCAGTAATAATAAAAACGGGTAGTATTTTCTTTTTTTGTGCATCTACCGCGGTTTTAATTAGTGCGGTAGTTTTACCCGTATCAGAGTGTCCAAGTAACATATTTAAATGTCCAATAGCCGGACCCGGTAAACCGACAGCATCTAAAAATGACTCCCCTAAATCAAAAAATCTTTGTGGTTTATATTTTGCCGAAGTTGAAAACTTCTTTTTTAGTGAAGTAAAATCATTTTTCTTTATTGCCATATCTTTTTGTATTTGTTTAATATTATTAAAAAATAAGAGGTTGAGTAATGTATTTAAAACTTACTCAACCTCATTTAATTAAAATGGTAGTTCTTCAGAAGGTTCTTCGTCAGCCTGAGGATCAGTGATAGGTGTTTCTTCTTTTTGTCCACCTAATTGAATTTCTGCTTCTTCTCCGTAAACATACTTTTTAAGTTCAGAGTTCCAAATTGGTGTCTCACCAATAGCCACCGCTTCTAAATATTCTACAGGTTTTTTAGAATAAACGTCAGTCCATGTCAATTCATCTTCTAACCATCCACTCATAATTTCTTTATCCGCATGTAATGGTGATGGATCATCGTACATTATTGTTTGTACTACGGTATATTCCTTACCTTGTGGTGTTTT